CGCCGAAGCCGTATTCGTCGGCGGTGGGCTGGACGAGCGCCAGTCGGTCCCACATCGCGTCCATGACGATGGCGAGGCGCTCGGTTTCGTGCTCACGGCCGGTGCCAGCGGCCAGCGGGATCAGGCTGCGCCATTCGTCGGAGTTGAGGGCCTCGATGGACATCCGGTCCTGGGTCGGGATGATCCAGCGGCCGACGACTGCGGACATGCAGTCCGGGACGTCGTCGGTTAGCTTGCCGGTGAGGGCGAGGTTGATGGCGGCGACTGTGCAGGCAGCCTCTTTGGTGCCAAGGCCGTGGACGAGATCGTGGGTGGCGACGAACGTGGCGATGCTGTCACGTTCGACGGTGGTCAGGGTCATGGCGTCTCCTCCAAACTGTCCGTTTCCGGCAGGGTCATCAGCGGCCCGCCGACCTCGATGGATACCCGCGCCACGCCAGCAGAGAGCGGGGCCAGGCGGCGGAACGCGGCGGGCGATAGGTCGAGCAGCGTCGGGTCGCCGTGACGCTCTCCGCAGGCGCAGGAATCACGGAGCACGACGCGGACACAGGCGTCGGCGCAGACCGTGACCCGCTGGCCGCGCCAGTCGCCGAGCACCTCGCGCAGGACCGGGCCGGCAGCGGCGTACAGACCGTCACCATCGTCGTACCAGGTCGCCCAGCCTCCGAGCAGGACGGACCCGACCATCGCCCCGAGCACTTCGGTGCGGGCTTGGGTCGCCGACATGGACGAATGGATCCGTTCCGGGATTGCACCGGTTCGGACCGTCGGCGATGAGGTAGCGGCGATGACGAGCAGCGCCGTGACGACGACGAGGGCGGCGCGGGTCACGGCAGCCCGTCCAGCAGGTCGATGGCGCGCTTTAGCTCGGCGTCGAGGTCCGTCTCACCTTCGTCGAAGGCAAGGCCGCGGGCACCTTTGAGGGCGCTGCGGATCGTCTCGCGGTCCAGCGCTGGCGGGGTGGCGGCTTCGGCTTCAATGGCGAGGATTTCGGCGAGGGTTGGTCTTCCCATCTGGATACCGCGCTCAACCGGGAGGAACGCCTTAGTCGTCCCGCACTCAATGCACACGCCGGTACCGTCTAGCCAGCAGTGGCGGTGTGGAGTGCGGGACGGCCTAAGTAGCCACTTCCCGGCCTCGGTTCGCGGCTCGCTCATGGCAGCTCCTTCACGGCGGCGTCCAGGTCGGCGAGGGCGGCGCGGAGGTCTCGCAGGGACTCTGCAAGCTCCTCGTAGTGGAGGTCATGTTCGAGCCCGGCGTCGTCGTACTCGCTCACGGCCTCCCGTGCCGCCTCAGCTACGCGCCACAGGGGATCGGCGAGGTTGACGGCGACCACGATGGCGAGGGCGTTCTCGGGTCCGTTGGGTCCGTTGCCGACCATCGCAAGGTGGTCGGCGTCACCGAAGTCCACCCACGAGAGGTCGCTGTACTGGATGTCGGGGTTGCCTACGGCTCCTGTCGCCATCACCGCGAGGAACGCCTTTGCGGCGGCTTGCTTCTGGTCGTGGCAGCCTACGGTGAGCGAATGGACGCGCCCCTCGGTCCTCGCGGCCAGCGCCGCTGCGACTTCGGCGGGGGTCACAGATACGGCCCTAGCGCCTTCTTCTCCTCGACGGTCAGGCGACGCCCCGCCGCGTGCTCGCCGGGCCATACGGACTCCTTCAGAGCGCCGCACCGGCATTCGTATTCGAAGACCGCGGTGCCGCCCGCCCGGAAGTAGTAGTACGACGAGGGCTGGATAACCCAATCGTGTCGGCCGATTACCCGGTCTACCCATGAATGCTGGGCCTTGGCTGCGACTTCATCTCGGCTCACGGCATCTCCTTCACGGTGGCGTCCAGGTCGGCGAGGGCGGCGCGCCATTCGTACTGAACGCCACGCATGACATGAGGCGACCGGAAGCCGTCTGGGAGTTGACTCTGGCCAACCTTGACGTACTCGCCGCGCATCTCCGGGTCGGGCAGCGTGTCGGGCAGCGGCCACGGGCCGTGCGACTGGCGATCACCCGGGAAGGGGCCGCCGATTGTGCGAACTAGGAACACTTCGGCGACTTCGGCGGGGGTCATGGCTTGGTCTCCGGCTTGTAATCGGGCGTTGCGAAACGCGGAGGCACGAGCGCCGCTCCTGGGACCACGCCGAAGCCGAGAGCCCCGATGGCACCGGCCAGCCCTACCGACGACACCCAGAGGATGTCTTTGTCGTCAGGAGCGGCGCGAGATGTCGTGATGGCGAAGCCAATGGCCTCCCCGATAGGGATAATGTGCAGCAGCCTTGGCTCGTCCTCGTTGGCATCGAAGTCGCGCAGGACGATGCTGTCCACCTGGCGGATGTGCCCGCCGGACGCTGCCCATGCGAGCAGGTGCCGCGCGGCCTCTGTGGACGGCTTGGCGGGATCGTGCGGGTTCATCGCAACGTCACCCACAGCAGGATCGCGGCGACCACGACGGCGACGCCGATCCACAGGAAGATGCGGGTGGGCGGCTCGGGGCCGTACTCCGCTACGAAGGCTGCGAGGTCGGCGTCGATGGCCTTGCAGCCGTCGCAGGTGCAGTCAGAGTCTTCGTAGCAGGCGAGGTCGCAGCACGACGTCTCCGTGACGTACAGCGGGTCGGGGTCGAGGCCAGCGATGAACGCATCGAGGTAGTGACTCTGGTGCTCGGGGCCGGGAACAAAGCGGGGGTCCGGGTCGGGACGGTCGAGTCGGTCGAGTCGGTCGAGGTAGTCGAGGTAGTGACTCTGGCGCTTGGGGCGTTCCATGTCGATGTCCTCCTTCATGGGGTGGGTCTTCACCGAAGCACCTCAGCGATCGCGCCGCTGGCGAGGTCCGAGGGTCGCCAAACGTGGACGGTGCAGCCGACCTCCTCCAGCAGCTCCAGGACTTCGGCCTGACGCGACGAGAGGTAGCCCTTCTCGGACTTGAGTTCGGCGAAGATGAGCCGACGATCCCGGCGACGAACGAGCGTCAAGTCTGGGAAACCGGGCTCCGACCCCAGCGAGTAGCGGGGGTGAAAGACGAGGCCATCGAGAGGCGGTGCCCCGACGCCGTACTGCGCGGCCTCGGCGAGCATCGCCTTGCGGGCCGAGAGGGTCACGCCCCAGCCGAGGTCGCGGGCTTGGCGGATGACCTCGGCCTGCAACTTCGCCTCGGTCATGGCCCGGAGTGCTCGGTCCTGGTCGGTGAGGGCGGTCATGACTCGCCTCGCAGATTGGCTAGGTACCGCTGCGTCGATTGCACTTGCCGTTGCGACGATGCCGCTACCTCGTCGGCTCGGTCGGCCTTGGCGAGCGCGGTCAGGGACGGACGGCCCCGAGCGTCAAGAGCGTCGATGGCCCCGAACAGGAAGCCCTTGATGTCGCCCTGTTTCGTCCCGGCGTCGGCGAGCCGATCCATCATCCCGACGAGGGCGTTGGCTCCGTGGACCTCGACAGCCGTGACGAGCTTGCGGTGGTAGCCGTTGCCGGGTCGGACGTCGCAGCCGTGCTTGGACAGCCAGACGAGGACTTCATGCTCCGGGTCGTCCCAGGGGTCGGGCGCGGTGCTCTGCTTGTCTTGGCTCGTCTCGTCTAGTCTTAGGCCCGTAGTGCGAAACCCGTTCGGGTTTGGTTTGGGTACCGTTCGGGTACCAGACGGTCCCCGACTGGTCGCGTACAGCCTCCGCCGTTCGCGCTCCGCGTCTAGGCCGTGAATGCGGAAACGGGTGCCGGTCCCGAGGTCCACCAGACCCGCCTCGACAAGCGCCGATAGGGACGCCTTGCGGGTGCCGTGAGGGATGGGCGCGGAGGCTGGATGCGCCTGATCCGCGACAACCAGCAAGCGAAGCCAGGCCGCTAGATGGCGGTCGTCGTCATAGATGGACGCGAACTTCGGGTCATCGACGATCGACCAATAGACCCGCGAATAGGGAGCACGTTCACTCATCGAGCTACTACCTCGATAGACGCGATGACGCCCGCCAATCGGGTAGTAGCCGAGAGACGGGCGCCGTCCGCGATGGTATTCGATTCGTCGCTACTACCGACACCCGGATTATACCTCGCGCGAGGTACTTCACATCCGCGCATCCGCCGAGCGTTCGCCAGCGCGTAGGCCGTCCGGTGCGGGGTGCCGTGTCGGGGCCGACGTGCGCAGCGTTCCTTGACACGGACCATCCACGCGCCGCACACCGCGCGATCCTCAGGACAGATGTGGGTCCGCTCCAGATTGATCGCGGCCTTCCAGTGTTGGCCTGTCCAGACGACAGGCTCACGGCAGACGATGCAGAGGCCAGGGAGGCGGATCACAGGTTACGCTCGGCGCTCATGCCGTCATCGCTAGGTACTCACGGAAGAGGCCGCGCTGCACCTTCGTCGGCGGTCGGTTATTGGCGGCTCCACACAGGGCAACGAGGAAGCCCATGTCGTCGGACGCCCGGACGCCCATGCGGAGGTCCGACTTCACGTGTTCCGTCGTGAGCATGTCGATTGCGTCCCACGGATGCTCGGTTCCCCAGACGGTCCGGCAGACGTGGCCGGGCTCCAGGTGGTGCAGGACACATCCGCCGTCTCTGAGCATCACGGCTTCCCAGAGGCCAGCTTTCATGGCTTCGGCTCAATCGGCGACGGTTCGACGTACTGCACTTCCTCAGCGCCGAAGCCCAACATGCATCCGCCCTGACAGTCCGGGCAGTAGCCGTTGATAAGGCGATGCTCGCCGGTCGGCACCAACGCGGACTCGGCTACCTTGGCCAGCAGTTCGTAGGCGTCGCGGGCGAGGATGAGGTAGCCCTGTTCGTCGAGAGACGCCATCACCGCCGCGTGGTACGCATCGAAGTCAGCCGGGGGCGGGATGCGAACAAGCGCGATCCGCAGGGCGTCGGTGGCCTTCATGGGCGGACGACCTTGCCGCCGTCCTTGATGGCGGCGTCGTGCCAGGAATGCTGTCCCTCGTGCATCTCCGCGAGGGTGCAATCGACGAGGCCCACCTTCGTCTCGACTCGCCAGCCGCACAGGGCATCCTCTCGGAAGATGGCCTCAGCAGCCGCCTGTACGTCGACCGGCCCCGTACCGGTGTCCTGTGCCTCTGCGGGCGTCTCCGTGGCTTCTGGCGCGACCGTGGCGGCTTCCTGTGGCTCCGTGACCTCCAACGCTTGGCGTCGTGCCGCGATCCGTTCGCGAGCGGTCGGCTGGGCAGCGGCAGCGACCAAGGGAGCATTCTCCGGTGGCCCGGCCTGTTCCATCTCGTCGGAGATGTAGACGCCACCGAGGACCCGCGGAAACGCCTTGCGCAGCCCGTTGGCCTCGGCGCACTTGGCAAGCTGGTTCTCAGGCATCTGCCACCACATATCGTCGGCGTAGCTGTATTCGCCCTTCGTGTGCTTTGGCTTCAGTTCGTGCCAGCGCGCGTCGCCGACCTGGGGCCGGATGCCGTCCGGATAGGCGCGGTAGACCGTGACGCGGGCGATGCGCGGGTGAGGCGTCGGCGAGCCGCTGTCTCCGCATTCGCACGCCTCGAACTCGGGCGCATCCGATCCGCGGTACTGGCCCGTTCGCTCGGCCGTCGAGCGGTAGCCGTCGATGCCCGTCTGGTGGTTGACCTTGCCGTTGCGCTTGATGGCGTAGATCTGCTTCGTGAACGGATCCAGCCCGGTGTGGTGGGCGACCATCGCGAACAGCTGCATCTCCTGAACGGTCAGCTTGGACAGCCCGAGCGCGTCCTGCAACGGCTGGAGCCGTTCGTAGACGGTCATCGCGGCGCTGATGTCGGGGTCGATGGAATCCGTGGTGGTGAGCGCGAACTCTTCGGTCATTGCTTGCCTCCAACAGGTCGAAGGACGCGCGGTCCCTCGACGGTGGTTGAATGGATGGACTCGACGGCGTCGAGGTCTTCGCAACGGGTGTGGCCGTACTCCTCATCTAGCAGGACCCGGTATGCCTTGGCGACGGCCGGCCAGTTGACTCGGCTCGTGTCGGCGTTCTTGCGCCACGTCACGCGTCCTTCGATGCCGTCTGCATCACCGATCAGGGCGCGGATGGTGTTCGCCAACGTCCCCTCGGTCGCCTCGGCTTCCTTCACGGCGGCCTTGGCGGTCAGCCAATCGGTCACGACGGCATCGAGGTCGGGCGTGGTCGGAATCAACGTCCCGTCGTTCCGTGGGTGGAGCTTGGACAGGACGCGGCGGGCATTCTCCGAGCCATCGACGGGCGGTCGGGTGCCCGACTGGACCCAGCCCCAGAACTCGGCTTCGAGGAAAGCGAGGTCGGCAATGAACGCGTCGTCGCGGGCGATCTCGTAGACCTTCGGTTCACTGCCGCCGGTCAGGACCGCCACGTCGGCCACGTCGTAGCCCGTGACCCATAGCTGATGCTGGACCTGGCACTGGACCCGACCCGGCACGTCCTCCCCGCCTGCCCATCCGAAGCGCGTCGTCTTGATCTCGACGATGCGTCGCTCGCCGACCACCTTCCGGTCCAGCGAGGCGAACGCGTACGGCACGTCGGGGTGCGCGAGCATCTGATTGACTCGCTGTAGCTGGCGGCCGGTGGCATCGGCGTACCAATCCGCCACGACGGGCTCCAGGCGGTGGCCCCACTCGAACAGGCGAGCCGTGGCCTCGTCGGGTGGGTCCCTTTCCACGAGACCGGACTTCTCGGCCCACAATTCCAGGACCGACCCAACCTCCCCGGCGATGACTGGCGCGTCGGACGATCCGATGCCGGTCTTCCGCATGGCGAGCCATTCGTCCGTGCCTTGACGGACCGACAGCCGCTCTGGAGCCCGCATCCCCGCGCTCACGACCGCACACCCGTCCGCTCATAGCGCGACTGTGCCCGCCGCTCCCACACCACGGACGCTGGCGAGCGATGCCCGCCGACGTGCCCGAAGCCGCGCCCACACGGCCCACCGTGGCGCGTCAGGGTGCCGCGACACGGCTCGGGCTTGCCCTTGCGCGGTCGCAGGTCAGGCCCGCGCCCAGCGCCACCCTTGGCGGCAGGTGGCACGCGGACACCGGCAGCGAGGCCGAGGCGCGCCGCGCGCTGCACCGTCTGGACCATGATGCCGAGGTCACGCGCTGTCCGCGATCGGTTGCCGTTGTGGCCGCGCAGGCGCTCGATGATGTCGCGCGTTCGCGGCGTGAGGGCCCAGTACGGGTCGACCTCGATGACGAGGCGGGTGGCTTGGCCTGGTTGGCTCAGGCGGAGGGCCGACATCAGGAGCCGTCCCCGCGCTCATGGCACCGCTCGCAGACAGCCACCCGGCCCCCGCCGCCGCCCATCGCGCCCCAGACGTAGGCGCCCCACTCCAGACCCGTCCACCTCTTGCACACGTAGCAGCGGTCATAGGCGAGGCATTCGGAGCAGCCATCGCGGCCGGTGCCATCCGGGCCGAGGCGCGCAGGTTCGGGGTGCCCGCACGAGGGACACGCCAGCGCGGCTTCCGCCGTGTCGCGGGCGAGGTCGGGGTCGGTGAGGTAGAGGGCGGTCATCGCCCGACCCCGGCCGGATATACGTAGTGGTCACCGGCCCATTCGTCCTCGACCGCCACGTACTCAGCCCACTCGGCCTGTGTCTCCCAGCGAAGCTCCGTGAGCAGCGCGTCCACCAGCCGCTCGGACTCGACGTACAGGCGCGTCTCAGGGGCAGCGGGGTCCGGGTACGCGCGGACCGCGACCATCGTCCGAAGGCGGCGCTGCGCCCGTGCGTGCGCTCGTTCCAGGATGCCGGGATCGCGGGTCATCGGACGGCCACGTCGCGGAGCGCGGCGGCGAGCGCGAGCATGGCTTCCGCAGGGGTGGAGCCGTGGGCGCGCACATGCCGCTCGTGCCACGGTCGGCCGACAAGGCCGGGTGCGTCGGCCGCGGCGAACCAGGCAATTCTGGCGGGCAGGACGACGTCGAAGGAGCGGAGCGACAGAATGGCCCATCCCTCTGGCAACGCGGCCTCAGCCTCAGCCCATGCCGCGCCGAGCGCCACCGCGGTCGTCGTCGGGGTCGTCGTCTCTGTCGTCATAGCCCGTTCTCCTAGCCCGTTAGCCCGTTTGGTTGCTGGCCCCGGCGGACGGGCTACGCCGCCGGGGCCGCGTCGGTCAGCCGCCCCCGGCGCCTGACGTAGATGTCGCGCCGCCGACGGGAGGGGGGCCGCCCGGCAGACGGCGCGAAGGCGGTACCGGCGCCTCGGCCGGGGCTGGATCCGCGTCTCGGCTCACCAGGTCGCCCCCAGGCACCCGGGCCAAGTCAGGATCCAGCCGCCGCCGGGAAGCCGGAACGCTCACGACTCCGTGAATCCGGGTGCAGCCCTTGATGGCGCACGGCCCCAGCTGGAAGCTCATCCGAGCGCTCGCCGCTGACATCGCGGGCAAACGCCCCACGGCACCTTGTGGCCGAACACGACGCAGAGCAGGACGCCGATGCGGCGGGTCACGCCGGCCCGCCGATCGCGAAGAGCCACGCGCAGAACGTCCACAGGGCCACGAGCAGGAGCGCGGCGGCGGGCAGCGAGCGGAGCAGAAGCGTCCAGTCGTCGCGGGTCATCGGACGCCCGTCATGTCTTTGGCCAGCGAGCGTTCCCGCCAAGCCGGGAGCCAGCAGGGCGCCGGTCGCACGGCCAGCTCGCGGTCGCAGCGCTGGCAGCGGACCTGCGCGACGGTCATGCGCTCGAAGGGGTCGCCACAACGGCGGCAGGTCGGCATCAGGCGACGGCCTCTTCCGAGGCTCGGCGGGCGACCATTCGTCGACGCGACGCCTCGCCGCAAGTTCGGCAATAGCGCCGGCCGCTCGCGGTGGTCGTGTAGGGATGTCCACGAAGGCACCCATCCGGGTTGGCTCTCGATGCTCGTGGCGCGTGCAGGTGGCGCAGTACGCCGTTCTTACCGCGTCGGACGTTCTCGCGGTGCGTCACCGCCTCCAGGTGCTCCGGGTTGACGCAGGGCGGGACCCGGCACAGGTGATCGATGACCAATCCGTCAGGGATCTGACCCTTGACCAGCTCATACGCAAAGCGGTGGGCGTAGACGATCGACACGCCACTTCGCTTACCCGTCCCGACGCTCCCGTAGCCCGCGGGAGTCCGAGCGCCCATCCAGATCCAGCAACCGCCGGAGTCGGGCTGAACGCGCGCCCAGAACTCACGACCCCAGCGAACGCGCATCCCATCGGTATGGCTGCTCGTCTTGACGTGGACTGGGTACGTACCGGCCACGTAGTGCTCGCCGCAGCGGCACTTGAGCACTAGCTCCAAGGACGCAACCGGGTAGTGGCTGACTCGTTCGCCGTACCCGTACCGCTTCCAGAGTTGCTGGACGCGCTGGCGGGAACATCCGTAGTGGCGTGCGACTGACTCAAATGTCTCACCTCCGCGGACGCGTTCGACCAGTAGCAGTCGATCGCCAGCCGGGATCTTGGTCACGCGACGTCTGCCGTTGTTTCGATATCGCCAAAAGTCGCGAGCGACTCGCGGTACTCGTTGACCACCCCCGGATCAACGACGGCGAGGCCCTCGTATCGTGCAACCGTTCGTCGATCGCGCTTCATGGCTTCGGCCAGGGCGATCAGTTTCACTCTTGCGGCGACCCGCTCTAGGCGAAGGTCCAGTCCGGTGGTTGGCATGTCCGGAGTTTCGCCGATGTCGCGACAAAAGTCAAGAGGTCTCGCGAAGTCGCGACATTATCTTGTGGTGTCGTGCAGGGTATTGACAAAAGTCGCGACAAAGGTCACTGTCGCGCAGCCATGAAGTCCCCCAGCGAGCGCGGTCCCTACGGCCGTTGGCTCGTCGCCTCTCGCCTAGACCGTAACCTCGCTACGGCTGAGAAGGCGCGCCAGGCCCTGCTAACCGCCGGCATCGAGATCGCGAAGAGCACCTATGCCGAATACGAGGCGGGCACCAAGGCTCCGAGCAAGCGCCACCTACCGCTGTTAGAGCGCTTCTTTGGCCCCTTCGTGGAGCAGGCCGACTCCGCGCCCCCCGACGACCTCGCCGGTGCGATCCGCGCCCTTACGGCTGAGCTGGCCGAGATGCGTCGCGAGCGGGAGGCTTGGACCCACGGGGTGGAGGCGGTCGTAGCACGCCTAGTCGAACAAGACCTCGCAGCACGAGCAGCCCCGCCTGTTCCTCGCGAGACAACGGGATCGGGACGTTGATATCGGCCACGATGGCTCCCTGTAGTGTTTCCAGAGCCACGGCCGGCTGGGAGTCGGTCATTGACTCTCAACAGGAGAGGGTAGGGACGTGCGCTTAGCTGCGACTCAACAACGAACTACGGGAAGCCGGAGGTAGGGGTCGATGGAGGTCTACGCAGTCTTGGCCGTCTGGCTCATCTGTGGTATCGGGGCGTACCTCATCACTGCCCAGAAAGGCCGCGACGATGCGGGGTCCGCCGGTGTCGTGGGGTTCCTTCTGGGGCCGATAGGGCTGATCGGCGCTGCCATGGCGAAACCCGGCGTGGTGGCTCGTCAGGGACGCGTGTGCGTCAACTGCGGCAAGATCGTCGCTCAGGACCGCGAACGCCTCTGCAACCACTGCGGCGAGCCGTTCGCCTGAAACGCCAAAAACGCCCCCGCCTCCACTACGGAGACAGGGGCGTCAGGGCAAAGGTCAGGCGGGCCGGACCCCGCAGAATGAGCACGGCCAGCAGACCTGAGGCCCGTTGGTAGCCACGAGGTTCCGCTTCCACGAACGGACCATGCCCGCGTGGTTGCAGGTGGTGTGATAGCTACCACATCGTCCCTGCCAGGGCCACACGAGCCGTTCGCAGTCAACGCAATAGGCGGCGGCGAGGCGTAGGGCTAGGTGTCTCACACCGGCCCCCGGTAGCTGACCCACATCGCATAGTAGGGCGTCTGTGACACGGAACTCCCCGAGTCCTGGTAGGCCCGATTGACGATGAAGTCTCCCTCCGCCAGTTTCCGCGGTGCGGCCCACTTGTAGGCCGTCTCGCCACTCGTGGGAACCCGCGGCATGTTCACGCCGCCAAGTGCCGCGCCCGGTGTGGCCGCGACTCCGGTGGACAGGTTGAGGAAGACGTTGCCCTGACGCACGGTGCCGATCCCGTACCGCCAGTCGTCTTCGATGCCGATGTCGTAGTAACCGCCGAGACCGATCGGGATGGCGATGGCCGCCGGGTTGTTTTTCGCCGTCTGTCCGGACGCGGTGTACGACGGCGCACGCCACACCGTCAGGCTCGTGTCGCTGGCGATGGTGCGGATGACCAGCGTGTCCGTACCGCCGCCGCCCGGAACGTCGATGACCTGGTTGACCGCGACTCCCGTGAGGAAGGCTGTGCCGGTGCCGGTGATCGTCGTGTTGCCGCTGGTCTTGGCGACCGTGCCCGTGAGGTTGGCTGACGAACTGTAGTGATAGTTGTCTGTGTCGTAGACCCCCAGCAGCGAGCTGTGGATCAGCCGGTCGTACTCGTACTTGACCGGGGTGAACGTGGCGTTGCCGATCTCCTGGTCCGGTTCGCACAACTGTCCGCTGGCCGTGCTGGTGGGAGCAGGCGAGACGGTCAGGCTCGTGTCGCTGGCTATGGCCGTGACGTACAGGTCGAACTCATCAACCGCGCCACCTGGGATGTGCAGCTTGTATCCGATCTTGACCGCGGTCAGGAACGCTGTCCCGGAACCTGTGATCGTGCCGCTGCCCGAGGTCTTGGAGACGGTTCCTACAAACCGGTCCAGTCCCGCCGCGATGCAGCCGTGGAAGATCACGGGTTCTCCTGGGCTGAACGAGGATGAGCCGCCGCCGGCGATGAGCAGCCTGTGGGCCAGCACATCAGGCGCCGAGGTACTGAGCGATATAGAGCGTGCCCTGTGGCTGCGATGCGTTGCCGACGTTCAACGCCCCGCCGGATGCCTGGTAGGCATAGAGTTCGATGTAGTCGGTAGCAACGAGACTCAAGACTGAGTTGAGCGTCAGCGTGAACACGTCATTCGTCGTCGGCGGGCTGCCAACGCGCACCATCGGGCCGACCGAGACGCCGTTCTTGTAGAGGTCGATGGCGCGGAGCCCCGTCGTATTACCCGCGAACTGGACGTAGGCGGTGAAGCGCCAGTAGCCGCCCATGCCTGACGGGATCGTCATCCGGCCCGTGTTGGCCCCGGTCGAGTGGATGGCGCTGGTGTCGAAGTTCTCGGAGTCGAAGGTCAGGATCGTCCAGGTGGTGTTGTTCACAGACTGCGCGGCTGAGTTCCACGCTGAGCACCCGACAAAGGCGGCCGCAGCCGCCGCGGCCCATTCCACCGTCGTCGCGCCCGAGTTGACGCGCAGCACTTGGAGCGCCGTACCCCTGGCAAGCCGAGCCGCGGTGTCCACGCCCGTGCCGACCGCGAGGTCGCCCGCCGCGTCCCAGATGGCGTCGGTGGCGACGGAGCCCGAGCCGCCACCAAGGGCCGTTTCGGCGCCCGCGTCGTCCTTGGAGTAGAGCAGCCCATTGGCCTTGGCGTAGACCGTGACCCGGTTAGCGGCGGGCGTGGCCGTCGAGCCGCCCTCGGAGATGAGGAACCTGGGGAAGACGTTATCGCTGGCTTTAGACATGACGTGCTCCTAGTCGCTGTAAACGAGGTCGTCTTGCGCCTCGTTCTGGATGAGGTCAGCGAAGATGAGCGGGCTACCCGCTGGCGTGTCGCTGATGAGGATCTCGCCACCCGCCGTCGGCAGCGTGGCCGCGGTGTGCGCGTGCGAGTCATCCACCACGCTCGGGTTCGGGTAGGTGCCCGACAGATCGCCACCCGCAGCCCCTGTCGCCCCTGAGCCGCCCGTGGGGAAGCCGTACCAGACGGCCCCGCCGTCCAGCGTGAAGAACGCGAACACATCCACCGCCCACGCCGCGGTCGCGAGCGTCGGCGCAACCCCACCCGGCCACACGACCGACCCCGGCCACGTCGCCAGCCGCGAGCCCGTGCCGTCCTGGCGGAGCAGCAGCGTGAACGACCGCGAGCGCCCGGACGACACCGCGGCGAACGTGAAGACGCAGTTGGCGGTCAGCGTGATGTCGTGGACGTTGGCCGTGGCGAGGTCGATCGTCTCCGTCGCACCCGACGCCGCGACCGTTGACAGGACCTCCCCGCCACCGGCCGTCGTGGTCACGAAATCGCCCACCGCGCCCCCGGACGTGATGGTCATGGTGTTCGATGACACCGCCAGCGTAATACCCGTCCCCGACGCGAAGTTGACGAACGGACCGAGCAGCCCGTTGGAACCGTTGGCCGTGATGCGGGCGACGTTGCTACCCCAGGACCACGAGTTGGAGCCGCTGGCCGTAGGCACCAGCCCAGAGCCAACCGCGGGGTCCAGCGTGCCACCGGAGCCGCCCAGCGAGGTAGCGCCCACGAGCACCTTCGTCGGGCCGAGACGGGTTACCTTCATGGCGCGGCCGGGAGCGTGACGATGATATCTGCGCCCGCAGTGGAGTGGAACCCCTGCTGCGACACGGCGAACGTGGCCCCGGTCGCGAGCGGCAGGAGCAGCCCGCCGCGCCCTCTCCCGAATAGGTTGTAGTCAGGCGATGCACCCGAGCACGTGAGGTTGCCGCCGATGGTCAGGACGCCCGTCCCGCTACGGTGGCCGATCCACGTCCGGGGCTGGGCGCTATCGGCTGTCACCGCGCAGACTCCGCCCGACACGTTCGACGCGTTGGCGTCGATGAGGTTCGTACCGTTGGTGGACGTGATGAGCGTCACCTGGCCGTAGTTGACTTTCTGCAAGCTGAAGCCGCCGAACCACACGCTCGCGACGGCGGCCGATGCACTGGCGACGGTGGAAGCGGTCGGGTTGCCGACCCACGTCACGCTGTCATTGGCGTTGCTGGTCGCGATGCCCGCCAGCAATGCGCCGGTCGTCTGGAATACCCACGCCGCATTGGTCCCCGGATTGGCCCCACCAACTTGGAGCACGGTTGCGGATTCACCGGGAACGACGCGGCGATACCAGATGCCCATGGCGACGGCTCCGCCCGGTCCGGCTGACTGCGCCGGGTCCGCGAAGTTGCCTGACCAGAACGCCTTGGTCCAGCCGTTCGTCGAGAGGTCCGTCGGAACAATCCCGGTGTCGGTCTGGCTACGCGTGATGAACGCGATCAGGATGTCGTCGCCCGCGACAGACGAGGATGGCGATATCTCCAGCTTGACGTCATATAGCTCTTCGGAGACTTGCTGGACCGACCGATTGAGCACCCGGCCCCACGAGAAGGACTCGTAGCCCGGTAGATGCGATGCCCTCAGTTGGACGCGCATCCCCTGCATCAGAAAGTTGACCTTGGCCGCCGGAAGCTGGACGGTGGTCGTGATGACGTCCTCTTCGGTGGACATCTCCGTGAGGTAGCGGGTCGCCCGCGCCGTCGCCTTTGCTGAAGTCTTGACGTTCTCCGAAGGCATGACCGCATCGCGCCGGGCGAAGGAGTTGGCGATGGCGACGTCCTGCGAATAGACCGCGCCACCGTCGAAGGGCAGATACGCACCCGAGTTGACCCGATCCGGCGAGCGCGACAGTTCGGTGTCATTGCTCAGGGCGAACGTCAGGACGGAATCAACATCGGTCGAAACGTTGGACAGCCGCAGCGGCGACGTGTAGTTCGTGCTGGTGGCGAAGTCGTACCAGAGGGAGAAGTTGCCCGTCTCGTGACGGGACCAGACAAAATGGTTCTTGCCCGATGCCTGGGCGCAGTCGTCCAACACTTGGTTGAACTTCTGACCGCGGTAGTCGGCCGCGTCCATCGCAATCCCGCCCGACGTGTTCAGGTACAGCGAGTCGACAATGATCGCGGCTTCGTTGGTCGTCATGAGCCATTGGACGCGCGCAACGTCCGTCTCCGCGGGCCGGTTGGCGTCGGTCCCGGTCATCACCCGCCGCGATAGGACGGAGTTGATGTCTACGAGGTCGATGTCCCAGACGCGCCCCGCTGAGGTCCGGTGATAGTCGCCCCGAGAGATGCGCCGACCAGCGGTATACCCGACATAGATCTGCGTGTTTGAGCCGGTCGCCGTGTCTTCCAGGACCTCAAAGATGCGGTGCCCGACGATATCGAACGCGCCGGTCGGGTCGTCGGCCTGGATGCTCGATTGGGCGACCGTCCCTTCCTCGGCGTTGGTCGCCACGTCCAGCTTGTAGAGGCGGAAGTACGTCGTGATATCGGAGATGACACCGGCCGGGGAGCGGAACTTATAGACGGGTGCCATCTATTCCATCCGATCCCGGTTGCGACTCCCCGATGGCACGCCATAGCGGGCGTTGACGGCCACGGCCTTGGTAACCGTCGTGGCGTTCACGTTAACGTTCGTGTTGATGACCGGCCGGTTAGCGTAGATGGCCGCCACGACAGAGGCCGAGCCGGCAGTAGACGCCGCCGCAGTCAGCGTTGCGCCGCGGGTCGTCTCGCGCTTTGTCTCCAAGGCCGCCGCGGTCAGGGCAGTTGACATGCTGCTGGTCTTGGCGATGCCCGAGGCGTAGTCGGCCTTGGTTGGTGCTTCGCCAAGTCGTTTAGCGATGGTCGCCTGATCGCTGGAACTCGCTCCGTAGTACCGGACAGCGGCGACCTCAGCGGAGGTCAGGCCCTTGTCCTTGAACCGCTGGTTCTCCGCGCCGTATATGGCGCCTGCAACGGACGTGCCGATCACCGCCGCCGCCACGGCTGCCCCGGCCACGACAGCACTACCCGCCACGGTGATGCCAGTCGCGGCGGCCGGTAGAACACTGGGGATACCACCCCCGCCCGTGCCGCCGAACCCTACCGGGAAGTTGGTGACGAATACCGGTTGGGCGAACAGACTGCCCACGATAGGGAGCTTCGACCCAAGGCCGCGGGTGACCGTCTCCGCCACGCCGCCGAACACGTTGCCCGCGCCCGACGCAAGCAGGCCGCCGGACGCCTTATTCAGTACGAGGAAGGCGGCTACCGCGGCCTTGATCTGGCCCGGCAGCGCGTTGAACCCGTCCCACATGATCTTGGCGATGGACAGGACTTCCTTCAGGACGCCGACGAACTGCTTGGCTCCGTCTAGAACCTGCTTCCAGTCGATGCCGTCGATCGCTTTGCCGATGTCCTGGCCGATGCTCTTCAGCTGGGACTTGTTGGCGTCCACCTTTAGAAACGCCGTCAACTTTTCGGCCGCGCGACCGAGGGCTGGCAGGAACCCCTCGCCGATGGTGATGCCAGCTTCGATGAAGTTGTTTTTAAGGATGGCCAGCTTGGACGCGATGGTGTTGAACCGCTTGGTAGCTTCCTCGCTCAACGCTCCCGTGGCCTTCGTAGAGAGGTCCAGCTGCTCATTGACGATCGGCAGTTGGTCGGCCATCGCCTGGAAGATAGTCCGGTCTGACGTGTTGTTGATGCCGACAGCCTTGAGCGTCTTGGCCAAGTCCGTCGCAGACAGGCCCTTCAGCGACTGCAGGAACCCGGTAAAGATTTCTAGGCCATCACCCTTGTTCAGCGACTTCTGAAGTTCACTGATGGGCTTTCCCACCGTCTTGGCGAACGCCTCTCCCTTGGCGTTGGCCAAGGCGAGGTTTGTCGCCATGTTGGCAAACACACGTGAGAGTGCCGTACCGCCGCGCTCCGGTTCGAAGCCCAGCGCAGCCGTCGCCGAGGCCAGTCCGACCATCTCCTCCTTTGTGAGCCCTGCCGCCTTGCCCTGGGCGGCGAACCGCTTGGTAATCTCGACTATCTCAGACTCGGTAGAGGCACCGGCGTTGCCCAAGGCGACGATGCTGTCCGCAAGTTCGGCGTAGTCATTGCCGGTCAGGCCGAGGATCGTACCGATGCGCCCGAAGGCGTCCGCGGCCTCGTCAGCGGACAGGTTAGTCGTGACGCCCATGAGCGCCGTGACCCGGCTGAACTCTTCGATATCCTGAGCTTTGATGCCGAGCGCACCGGCCGTCTCGCCAAGCCGCGCAAACTCCACCGCGGAGATGGGGATCTCGGTCGCCATCTTGCGGAACGACGTGGACAACTTGTCGAACGACAGACCGACCTTCGTGAGGTCTGCCTCGTTAACCGTCTTGCGAACGCCAGCGAAGGCATCTTCGAAGTCGATGGCCGCCTTGGCAACGGCTACCAACCCACCCACGGCCGCGCCCCCGACCAGCAGCCCGGCACGTCCCAGTCCAGCGCCGATCTGACCGATGCCCTTGCCGGTGCGCGCGATGGACCCGCTGAACTTGCCCAGTTGGCGCTCGGCCTTCTGAATGCCCGAGGCAAGGTTTCCCTTCAGGTCAAGTTGGACGATCAGTTGCTGGGTCTCGGCCATGTGGTCTACCTACTCCGCTGGATGGCCGATGTGGAGCGCCGGGCTTGGACGTTCTCGGCGACTTGCTGCTCACGGATGCGTGTTCCGATGCGCGACTCGACAAGATATTGACGAGCCAGCGCGTAGTCCTGCCAGGACATAGCGTCAATGGCAGCGAAACCGCCGAACTCGGCGGCTACTGCAACGCGGACGGCGAGCGGGTTGGCTTGGGGGTGCGAGATGTCGTAGCCGGCGTCCGCCCAGTCGGCGATCGCTCGACCGGCTTGGTCAGGAAAGGGGCGATAGCGTCACTGATATACATTTCGCCCGCCCGACTGATGACCTCCCGTGAGAGCTTCCAGTCAGCGAGCAAGGCGTCCACATCGAACGGAACAGCCTTGCCCTTGTCGTCGGTGAGGTTCCAGCCCACGGCCTCGGTACGGGCGAACACGAGCAGGAGACGCCTAGTGAGGTCCGCGTTGTCCGCGGTTCCCTTGGCAATCTCCTGCTCGGCGGTGATGCCGCCATTGGCGGATAGCGTGGCGTTCAGGTAGACGACATCGCCATCCGTATGGGGCGCGTCCGGGCACGCGCAATCGCGGACCCGGACTTCTTCGGTGGCCATTACGGTGCCCTCGCTTTCGTTACTACAGAGCGGACAGCGTGTTCACCACGACGGCCCGGATGGCGTAGGTCAGGGTGCTGTCATAGAACCCGCGATAGACGAGCGTGATGGTGGAGTTGCCGCCGAGTTCACCATCCGTCCGGCTGATGAGCCGTGCCGGAACGCGGATGCTCTGCGAGTAGGGGATGACGCCCGTGATGATCTCCGGGCTGGTCGTCTTGACCTCGATGTACCGGTTGGGGACCGGCGTGTTCTGGAGCGTGTTCGCTTCGACCACGGAATCCGTCGTCTTGGCCGTCACGATGGTCACTTCGACCTCGCGAGCGCCGCGGCCGTAGCCGGACAGCTGGAAGCGCGTGTTGGAACCCTGGGCGAACCGCTTGCGGTCGAGGTTGTTGCCGATGCTGACCGTGACGCCGTGGATGGCGTCAACCCACTTCGTGGTGCCGATGGCTCCAGGGGTCGAGTTGACGTAGACCTCGGTGTCTGCGCCGTAGACCCAGTTGGGGGTGTCGTCGATGGTCAGGCCGCCGGTGAACCCGGAGACATCCGCACGGGCGTAGACGAGGTCCGCGCTGACCTCGAAGGCCGACAAGTCATCGCCGAACGAAAGCTCCAGCGAGTCGATGACGCCGCCGCCCGCGTTGATGACATCGGTCGTGTAGTCGTCGCCCCATTGGTCCGTGAAGAACGCGAAGGGGTCGGCGGTGAGCGATGCCGCCTGGAAGACCCACGTCTTGGCCGTGGCCCCGGTCGGACTGACACCGCCCTTGACGGTCCCGGCCCACAGGTACGGGGCGTCATCGAAGGCGAGGTTGCCTTCCCAGTTGCCCGTCACTTCGGTCGCCCCGTTGAAGGGCTGGAGGATGGGATCGAGCGAGCCGACGTCCACATCCGGGTCGGTCCGCGCCGGGTCGATGGTGATGGCCCCGCGATAGGGCAGGATGCGTGTCGCCGGGGAGTTGGAAGAGATCGACAGCGAGTGTCCGACCTGATGCTTGCGGAAGCGCGTGAATCCCGCGATCGGGGACATGGAATACCTCCTGCCCTTTCGCGGGCATCAAAAAACCCGCCGACTTGGCGGGTCATCGGCCGATGGGAGCGGAGCGGGCTAGAGCCGCCCCTCCTGGATGATGGTTTCCCCGAGAGTCAGGATGACCGCGGGGTAGGACGTGACCTCTCCATCTAGTTCGATATCTTCGATGGCGGTCACGCTCGTTAGGGTGGTGTTGCTGATGGCGTGCGGCCTTGCCGTGACGTAGTCAAGGAAAGCGTCCACGAGGTCGTCCAGCGCGTCGGCTGTCTCGCTGGCAGGTTCCCGAAGGTGATCGACCAACACGATCTGCGGTGACATCGTCCGACGCCGGATACCCGCGGAATGCGTGACCGTCTCCGACAGTGGCCCGATGTAGCCGCAACGAAGTTCGTTGAATGCTCCAGGACGGACCGAGTAAAACCGCTTCAGCAACGTCGGATTAGCGGTGGCGAATGCCAGACCCAGCGCGTACAGCTGGGCGCGCACGTCTGAGCGGAAGGACGTCGCCATCAGGCGGCCTCATCCCACGCCTTGACGATGGCCTTTTTGAGGCCAGCCTTCTGGAGCGCCCTGCGGACACCGGGCACCAGATACGGTTGCGCCCGTGTTCCGGGGTGGCGCACGCTCCGGGCAAAGTTGGTCGGCTTTGATCCCTTGCGCAAACCGCCGGCGAGCGTTCGCTTCCCGCCCCACGACAGCGGGGGCCCGCCCGGCTTGGATCGGATGACGTGCGGACGTGTACCGCGCTCGACATAGATGGCGTAACCGACTTTGGTGGTTCCGCCGGCCACGACAGTCGCGGTCGTGTCGGTAACGGTCCCGACACGGATCGTTCGGGCGAGGTTGGCAGTCTTGCGAGGGACTAAGAACTTGGCTTCCTTGACGCCCTGCTGCGCGACTAACCGCAGAGCACCCTTGTTGGTCTTCACGGCATCCAGGCGGGCGCGCAGTTGCTTGATGCCGATAATCTGAGCGCGTAGACCCTTGACGACGGCCATCAGAGGGTCGCCACGTGGTCAGTAAGCCGCCACTGGTCGATATGGGAGGTCACTTCCAGCGGCAGAACCCCGAAGTCGAGTAAGTTGCCGTCCGGCGTGACGGCCGTGTTCGCCAGTAGCGAGTCGGGCCGTTTGTAGTAAAACCCCGCCAGGATCAGGGACGTGAACTTCCACTGTGACGGGACCGATGTCCAGCCCCACAGGCCCGTGATGATGAGATCGTTGGGCAGGCCGTTTCGGCGCATCGACCAGTACGGGGAGTCGAGGTTGCGGTCGAACCATTCCGGGTTGGATCGGTAGTCGTATGTCCCGAAGGCCCGAAGCTGGACGCCCGTGTAGACGGTCGAGCCCGCCTCCGGTTGCTGGCGGGATGGGAGCAGGTAGTACGTGCTATCCGCCGACAGCGCCGAGCCCTGTTGCGTGATGTTTGACACCGTGCGCAGGTCCGGGATGGTGATGGCATCCCTGCCGTCCGTGCTGAACGTGCGAACGGTGTTGGACGCGCTGGACGTGATGATCCGCCCGGTAGCCCGCTCCATGAAGTCGGACGCGGCCGTCAGCAGCAGGTTCAGGTTGGCCGTGGTCGCCCGCCCGGTGGTGGACGCGATGTCGAGGAAGTCACGCAGCTCCTGCGCGGTGGCGAACTGACTCACGCGGCTACCTCGATAGTTGCGGAATGCACAAGGTCGCGGAACTGCTCGGCAGCCCGGACCCATGAGAAGTTGGCTTTGACGTGGGCGGGACCGGCAGCCCCGAGAGCGCGTCGCTTGGACGGATGCCGTACCAGGTATTCGACCTTCTCAGCCCAGTCGACCGGATCGATGCAGGCCCACATATGATCGTATTCGTTGTCGATCAGGTGACTGACCTTGGCCGTCAGCCCAGCCGGGCCGGTGACTTCGGGGACCGCGGAGTAGTCGATGCCCACCGCGGGGACGCCGCACGCGATCGCCTCGGCGACCGTCAGGCCGAAGCCCTCGGCGCTGTTCTGGATGTAGATGTCGGCGGCGTTGTAAAGCTGGTTCAGCTCTTCCCGCGACAGGCCCTGCCACGAGTCGTGGGCCAGCGTGAGCATCACCCGGCTACGGAAGTCGTCACTGAACTTGGAAAGGGTGTCCATCAGGAACCCGCCTTGGTCGTGGACCCGGCAATGCAGGACCACATCGACCAGCGGGTTGCGCTCCATGACCGGCACCAGCGCCCGCAGCATGAGGTTGTATTGCTTGCGCGGCATGTGTCGATCTGTCCGCAACAGGACGATCCGGTCAGGGTCCATGCCGAAACTCTGCTTGGCCGAGCGCTTCGACGTGCTGCGCGAGCCGTCATCGTTGACGTGCGCGGATGGCCGGTTGGAGGCCAGCGGATAGAACACGCTCTGGTCCACGCCGTGATAGACCATCGGCGGCTCGTATCCGACGACCTTGGCGATCTCGCCCGCCCCGAAGTGCGTCATGGCGACCGGCTTGACGATGTCCCACAGGCCCTTCCAGCCGAGCGGGAGGCCGACGCCCTCGATTGGCACGTAGTGGAAACTCGTGACCGCCCGGAGCGCCGCCTGGACGCCGGCATCGACGACGATCCAGCGAGCCGCGAAGTAATCGCCAAGGACGATGATGGCCTCGGGTGCCCACTTGTCAGGCATCCCCTCACCGGTCAGGGCGGCTAGCACCATCTCGGGTCTCGCATCGTCCCGTAGGCGGTAGGTGCGACTGCCCAACGGCTCGGGGATGACGAACCCAGTCGCGTTCTGCGAGAGGAACCGGACATCCTCGCCGAGGTCGAGCAGCGCCCGGCCAAGGTCAGCCGTGACCGTCCCGAAGCCCGTGGCGGCGGCATCGCCGATGAACAGGATCCTCACGACAGGAACTCCCGGATGCGCTCGGCTTCGGCGGCGAAGTCGACGTGTTCATCGAAGACGGCGCGGATGGCCCGGCACATCGCCAGATGCTCGTCAGCCGTGATCGTTCGCAGACGCTCGGCGACTTCCGTGGTCGTATGCTTGTCGAGGTCTATGCACGTCACGCCGTCCACCCAGAACGGTTCCGCCATGAGGTCGCGGTAGTGCGCCGCGTGCCCGATAAGGGGCCGCCCGATGGCCGCCCAGTCGTGGATGACGTGGCCGAACCCGTCGCCCTGCACCTTGTCGTGCCAGCCCCACGCGCTCTCGCGCATGAGTCGGGCGATATCGGCGACCGTCTCGACGTTCCCATCGGGGCCGTCGATGCCGTGACTGGTGAACGTCCGGTCCGGCAGCATCGCCCGTACCTCGTCAAAGACGCGTTGGCAGGGGGTGGAGCCGAAACAGTTGACGAAGGAACGGATCGGAGCGGTCGGCGCTGGCGGCTTCGTGTAACCGAAGACCCCTTCGGCGTCGAACTCCTGGTGATAGAGGATGCCCCGTCCCCGGATCGGAACCTCGGAACTGACGAGCGCTAGCGGGTCGAGGCCCCAATCTACGGACTGGTTGGTGTTGCCGACCTGGAGGACGTACTTGGCGTTGAGGTCGGATGCCAGCCGGTGGAACCCGCGCTGGTTGTCCTGCACCGTGGCGACGACATAGGCCCAGCCGCGGGACTTGGCAGCGGCCACGTTTACGCCACGGATGGCGCGTCGCGGGCGGTGGGGGTCGGCCGATAGGTAGGTGCCGTCGTCAAGAATCTGCCAGCCGGCGAGGTTCAGGAACTGGCGGGCGAGGCGGTCGTCGCCGTAGCCCTCGCCAAAGCGCCAGTAGCCTTCTTCCCACCACTCGTGGCCGACCGGCGTGTAGACGGTATGGCCGAGGCGATCCTCGAACAGGACCAACAGGCTATTGAAGAGGTCGTGATGGTGGCGGTCGATCAGGACGTTCACAGCGGAAGCACCCAGTACCACATGTCGATACCGATGGCTTCCCAGTGATAGAACTCGCCGTACATCGACTCGATCGACTCGCCGTTCCGAAGGTTGCGCTGGATGAGCGGAGGGAGGTCTGCGACTTCCATCTCCATATCCACGTCCTCACGGCCGGGCGGCCATGAGTACTTGATCTCGGCGTGGTACAGCACCCTCATCCGAGGAACGCCTTCCACTGCGCCCCGATGGCGGCCTTGCCGAATAGCTCGATAGCCCGAGCGCGCTGGAGGTCGCTGATGTGCTGCGCGTAGGTGTGGCTGGTCAGCAGTGCGTTCAGCGCCGCGCGGGCTTCCATCGGCGTCTCGTGCTGCCAAACCCCGGCGATCTCCTGACCCTCAAACAGGTCGGGGCCGTAGGGGAATATGCCCATCCACTTCGGCCCGATGCTGACCACGGGGATGCCGGTCATCATGGCTTCGATGAGACCCAGGGTGTAGCTCGCCGGTTGGGTGCCGGTGTAGAGGTACGCCCGGTGGACGCGCAACGCCTCCTGCATCATCTCTAGGGACATCTCGCCGGTACCGCCGATGGCCTCCGAACCCGGTCCCATCGGGATGCGCGATAGCCCGAGCGTGGCCCGGTCCCAGAAGGACCAGTTGGTGTACGGCTCACGCTGGCGCAGGTGTTGGGTGAAGTTGATGACGGTCGGGTGCTGGCCCGTCCAGCCCCTCCATTCGTCGGGGTCTTTGTAGAACCGGATCAGGGCATCCTCACCGGCATACCCTGGGATGTTCCGTTCCTTGGGCGAGTAGCGGACGATCTGCATCCCCGCCTTGTGCAGCGGAGCCATCATCATCTCGTTGCCTTCGACGGACTGACCGACCGTGCGCCAGATGACGCGCTTGTGCTTGATGCGGTCCCACTGGGGAACCAGCCACGTGTGCTCGAAGTGATGGACGATGATCGTGTCGCACCAGTCGAGGATGGCGTCCGGGATGTGCAGCTTGGCCGCGGTCAGGTTGTCCGGCGTACCGAGCGCATCCACCACGGCGTGGAGGTCCGCGTGATAC